ATCAATATGGTCCAAATCATATTTACCTATAAATTCTCTGAACGATGAAAGCTTGCAGTCCTCATCTTCTTCTACAATTGTACTTGATTTATAAACATTACTTAAATCAATATCCGTTTTACCTATTGCGGCATTAATTGGTACGACCTTAGGAGTTTCAGTATCCATCATATATTCACTAACATTTTTAATCGCTGTTTTTAAAAGTCTTTTATTGGGTTCAATCATATAAACTTTTTTCGCGCCAGCATCTAAGGCTTTTGCTGAGAACATTCCTGTTCCAGCTCCAATATCAACTACGACATCGTCTGGTAATACTTCATACCACCAATCATATTTTTTATCGACGAAAAATGTGTGATGTAGTCGTGCGACTTCGTGGAGGGCAAGTCCGCCCATATCCATGTCATAGGAAAATGATTTGATTCTCATGATGTACCTCAGCGTTATAAATAATGTAAACCAATAAATTTATTTATCAGGATTTGGTATGCCCGAAATTATTAACAATTATTTATCACCGGCTTCGTTTACTGTTTCAATAGACAGAATGCCGAATGTTGAGTTTTTTACTCAATCGGTTTCAATACCCGGCGTATCATCATCTCCTGTCGAGATGAATACTCCATTGAGAACATTTTACGCTCAACAAGATAAATTGACATATGATGATTTAACTCTTCAGTTTATTGTTGACGAAGAGATGAATAACTACACAGAAGTACTACGATGGCTAGAAGGGTTAGGATTTCCGGAAAATACTGACCAACACAAAAATTACACTGCTGATAATACATTGGAATCTGATATATCAGTTGTAATTACAAATAGCCACAAAAATCCTAACATGAAATTTACTTTTAAAAATGCATTCCCAGTATCTTTAGGAAGCATTGATTTAAATGTAAGTACACAAGATATTTCTTACGCGACATGTGATGTGACTTTTAGATATGGTTCTTTCCAAATAGAAAACATCTAAACGGTTGACATTTCAAACTTTTCGTGATATAATGGTACTAAAATAGTACATGGATTTATAATATGAACACAGATGATATTTCAAAATTATGGGCAGCAGACTCTCCCATTGATGAAACGAATTTAGTCGGCGAGAGCAAAAGAATCCCAAACCTACACAGTAAATATTACAACCTCTATTACCGAGAAGTCTTACGCGTTAAGAAATTAAAGGCTGAATATAAAGAGCTTGAGAGATTAAAGCGCGAATATTATGATGGTAGTATGGACGAGATTACTTTAAAAGAGCAAGGTTGGAAACCTTTTCAGCTCAAAGTATTGCGTAATGATTTGGATAAATATATTCAATCGGATAAAGACATTATTAAATTAAGTTTAACAATTGATTTTCATACAGCTAATGCTAATTACCTAGAAGATATAATTAAAACTATACACAGTAGAAATTTTGTAATTAAAAATATGATTGACATATTAAAGTTCCAGGCCGGAGATTATTAATGTTAAAATGGTTCCAAAAACTCATTGAGAAGCCATTAGAGCAAAATAAGATTGACCAAGCTATGATGCATAGTCTCCCTGTAATGGAGAAAGAAGCAGACCCAGAGGATTTAACATTGGAAAATGCGTATCGCACAAGATGGGTTTGGTACCATACGATTTTAGCAGTATTAATCTTTTTTACAAATTTACTATTATTTGGAATTTTTATATTATTAGCTATTAAGTTATAGGAGAAAAAAATGAAAAGATTACTTTTAACTTCCAGCATATTTCTAACATCTTCCGTGATGGCTCACGAAGAAGGAATTCATGGCCATCCTCATGGTGTCGAGTCTTATCTTGCTCTATGCGGAATTTTGTTTGTGGCTGTTCTTGTTGGTATTGGCCTCCGAATGGCTAAAAACCAAAAATAAGATTTTCTTTTTGTTATGAGTGATATAATTACCGTCGAACCTTTAAACGAGGTTCATATGAAAATTGTTGCTGAAGCCAGTGTTAAGACTGAATTGGCTGAGCATTTCAGTTTTCGTCCTGAAGGTTATCAATTTAATCCGCGATTTAAAGCTCGTGTATGGGACGGTATCATTCGTTTATTTAGTCCTTTTAAACCAGTATTATATAATGGTCTTTTAACACATTTACAAGAATTTTGTGACGCTCGTGGTTATACATTAAATATCCCAGAGAAATGGAAAGATGAACCAGTTGAAGATGATTATGTATTAGAACTTGCAAAGGAAATTAATTGTAAATTCACACCTCGCGACTATCAAATAGAATACATTAAAAATTCAATATCAAAAAGGCGTTCATTATCACTCAGCCCGACATCGTCTGGTAAATCCCTTATCATTTATCTATTACAGCAACATTATTTCCAAACATTTGGACATCGCACATTAATTATTGTACCTACGATTGGTCTAGTCCATCAGATGGCTGGTGACTTTGTGGATTATGGTTGTGATGAGAAACTCATTTATAAAATTCAAGGCGGTGTTGATAAAAACACACAAGCACCTATTGTTATCAGTACATGGCAATCACTAGTCAAACAACCAAAAAGTTGGTTTAATCAATTTCGTGTAGTAATGGGAGACGAGGCTCACCTCTTCCAGGCAAAATCGCTGACTACAATTATGCACAAATTAACTGATTGTCCTTACAGACACGGCTTTACAGGAACATTAAAATCTTCTGAAAGTAAAACACACAGATTAGTATTGGAAGGTTGTTTTGGTAAAGTCAAAAAAGTAGTAAACACAAAGAAATTAATGGACGAGGGCACAGTTGCTGATTTTCAAGTCAAGGCAATTGTACTCTCACATGATAATACGGCTAGAAAATCTTTTAAAGATGCGATGGGTCGTATTAAAGAGAACACAAAGAAATGGCCAGCTGAACGAGAGTTCATTACGAATCACACAAAGCGTAATACCTTTATAAGAAATCTCTTATGGTCATTAAAGGACCAAAATAATCTTGTATTATTTGACTTGGTCGAAAAACATGGTAAAGTGCTTGAACCTTTGCTGCGCAAAGAGGGAAGAGAGTTGCATTTTATCTATGGTGGAACATCTGGTGATGAACGTGAACGAATCAGACATTTAGTAGAAAATGACCCAGAAAAGAAACATGATATTCTTGCTTCTTATGGAGTATTCTCTACTGGTGTGAATCTGAAAAGATTAGACAATGTGATTTTCGCTTCTGGTTCAAAATCAGAGATTAAGGTATTACAAAGTATTGGAAGGAGTTTGAGAAAGGCTTCTGATAGTCAGAAGGCTGTATTGTATGATATCGCTGACGACTTGAGTGTAGGAAGTTTTGAGAACTATACCCTAAAACATTTCAAGAAGAGAATTGAGATCTATGGAGCTGAGGAGTTCCCATTCAAGATCTTTACAATCGACATTTAACTTAGGTATAACTTAAAGCCGATAAGCTTATTATAACGACTTCTTAGCAAATGTCAACACTTTTTTGTAAAAAAATTAAAAAAAATTAAAAAATATCGCAAAACCGTTGACAAAGTATACAAATTGTAATATAATACTACAAATTTAACAATGAACAAGGTGGTAAATTTAAATCATGGCAAGAAAAAGAAACTATGTCAATAACAAAGACCTATTACAGGCTTTAATTGACTACCAAGCCTCTGTCAAAGAAGCTGAAAATTGTGGTGAAAAGAATCCTCAAGTTCCGGAATACATTGGAAAGTGTATCTTGTTAATTGCAACAAGACTCGCAACGAAACCAAACTTCTCCGGATACTCATATAAAGAGGAAATGATTTCAGATGGTATTGAGAATTGTCTACAATATATTCATAACTTCAATCCAGAAAAATCAAACAACCCATTCGCGTACTTTACACAGATTATATGGTATGCTTTTCTCCGTAGGATTCATAAAGAGAAAAAGCAGATGTATATCAAGTTTAAAGCATCTCAACAACAAAATCACGAACTGAATATTTTAAATAGTGCTGGAGACCAAGTTCCACAGAATGAACTTCCAGATTACATTAATGAGTTCGTAGACGAATTTGAACAAAAACATAAAAAGAAGAAAAAATAATGAAAGTATTAGTCTTTGGCCTACCCGGCTCAGGAAAAAGCACGTTATCAGAACCGCTCGCAGAGCAGGTTGAAGGTGTCTGGTTAAACGCAGACGCAATAAGAGAAGAATATAATGATTGGGACTTCAGTGATGAAGGACGAATGAGACAAGCAATGAGAATGAGATTATTGGCTGATGGTGTATCCAAGGCTGGTAAAATTGCAATTACAGATTTTGTATGCCCATTCCAAGAAGCTCGTAATTCGTTTGACCCAGATTATACAGTTTGGTTGGATACTATTAAGGAAGGTAGATTTGAAGATACAAATAAAATCTTTGAAAAACCAAAACACTGTGATTATTTGATTACAGAGTGGTATCCAGCAACACATCTGGAACTCGCACCAATCCTAGAAAAGGCTTTCGCAATATGGCAGAAAAATCAGAAAAAATAAGTGCGAAAAGACACTTAGCAAAAACCCTTACATGGAGAGTAGTAGCAACGACAGATACTTTTCTACTTGCATGGTTAATCACAGGAAAAGTTGATTGGGCAGGTATGATTGCAGGTTTCGAGGTTGCCACAAAGATGATTCTATATTATTATCACGAACGTGTATGGTACAAATATAGTAAATTTGGAGTAAACAAATGATAGACCCACAAGATATGTTCGATTATAAGAAACCAACAGTTCAGATGTTGGGTAGATGGCAACCATGGCATGATGGTCACACAGAATTATTTAAAAAAGCCCTTGACATTACTGGTCAAGTTGTTATAATGGTACGTGATGTATTTCAATTCGATGGCGATGCAGGTGCCGGTCGTACCGTAGTACAAGATGATAATCCATTTGGAATGATACAGACCATTGAAGGCATTGAAAAAGGATTAGCAGAACACGGCTATATGAATGGCCGAGAATATCTAATACTTGAAGTACCAAATATTGTTGATATTAGTTATGGCCGCGGAGTCGGTTATACATTTACAGAGCATGATTTAGGAAAAGATATCCACGAGATTTCAGCAACCAAAATTCGTGCTCAAATGAGAGAAGAAGGTAAATTATGAAGTTAGTATACTACCCAGACCCAATTCTAAAAAAAGAATTGGCAGATGTGAATATTGAAAATCCAGGCTTTGACCCAAAAGAACTTAAAGAGCAAATGACAAAAATTATGCTTGAAAAGAGAGGTTTGGGTTTATCAGCATGTCAAGTTGGTCTTGACCATAAACTCTTTATCATGGGAGAAAAGGAAGACGCAATCGCAATGTTTATCAATCCAGAAGTTATTGATGTATCCGAAGAGGAAGTTTTGGATTATGAAGGTTGTTTAAGTTTTCCAGATGTATTTGTACAAATTAAAAGACCAGCTGATGTGAAGGCAAAATGGTATGATGAAAATCTACAACTACAAGAAGGTACGATTACTGGGTATGGTGCAAGATGTTTCTTACATGAATATGACCATTTGCACGGGGTAGTATATAAAGACAAAACATCTCATCTAAAATGGGATAGAGCTCTCAAAAAGAAAAGTAAAATTCAAAAA